TTGCAGTTGCCGACATCATTGCTTCTAGATTGTTCTTTTCAGACTCCTCTAACCTCAATGGCGCCTCTTCTACTGGTTCCCATCCGTTCATGATTTACTTCTCCTTACTGTGATTGTGTATTCGCTATCCACGTTTAACCCGGCAGGTAGCAATTCGGGGTTTTCTTCTAAAAACTGTTTCATGTTGCTTTGATGAATGCGCTTCTCTAACAAGTCAGGTGCTTGGTTATCAAGCATAAACTTATGAAAGTGTTCCCAATCATTAGTCCAATACCGAGTGGTAACTGTACGAATTAGTGTGCCGGCTTTTGTTCTCAAGCTTTTGACGCCGTTTTCTTTGCATATATCTAACAGTTCACGTTTGATTAGGTCAAGTTGTTCTGTCAGCTCTGCTTCTCTAGCCTTCCAAACACGCTCTTCTTCCTCACGCTTGGTGTATATCTTGGTGTAGACGGAGACGAGTTGTTCGACTGATGGTTTATCGTCCATAAGTTTTTCCTTTTGTTGTTTACAGGTCTAACGCCTGTTAAATAATATTAGCGTATAAACTTGACCCTGTCAAGTATTTTTATTTATTTTTCTTGAGAAATTTCACTCTGATATAAGTCTATGATTTTTGAGTGAATATCCAGTTTATTTTGCAACATACCGTACAGTCTTGTCTCTACGGGTGAACCCTTAATGTGCACGATAGTCATAGGGTTCTTCTGCCCCTTACGGTGAATACGTGCGTTAGCCTGTAGATAAGTCTCAATAGAAGTGACAGGTGAATACCAAATGATTACGTTAGCGGCAGTGAGTGTTACTCCGTGAGCCGCAGCTTGTGGCTGTATGATAAGCACCCGTGGCGACTCAGACTCTTGGAATTGTTTAAATATTTCAGTGCGTCGGTTGACTGGTACGGCACCGTTAATAACCTCACAGTTAATACCTGCCCCTCTCAGATGCTCTCTCAGTAGTTCTATTGTATGCGTGAACGGAACAAAGACAAGTACCTTGTGGCTTGCTTCTTCGATTACTTCCTGAACAACTCGTAGGCGGTTAGATACATCAAACTCAATAACAGAACCATTGTCAGAATAAACAGCACCGCCAGAAATCTGTAGCAGCTTGTTGAGGTTTGTTGCTGCATTGACTGTGGAGATTTCTTCTCCGTCGGCGACCATAAGCATTTGTTGCTTGAGGATTTTGTAGTATTTCGTCTGTTGCGGAGTAAGGGGGGCGTCCCGAAAAACATGAGTTAGCTCTGGTAGGTCAATGCACTGTTCTTTAGTATATCTTATTGCAGGTTGCAACGCATCAAAAACAACTTGATTTGCGTTTGGTTTAGGTATCCAACGGAACTTACTTAAGTTGGTCATGGTCTGGTCACGGAATGCTCCAAAGAATCTAGGCACATTGTCAGGCACACACATCTTAGCCAAGCCGTAGGCGTCTGTAGGGCTTTGTGCCGCAGGGGTACCCGTCATCATCCACAGCCACATATCTTCGTGGCTCTTTAGAATAGCGTTAAGTGTCTTCCAGCGCTTCGTCGTAGGGGTCTTGTATGCGTTTGCTTCGTCAATAATAATTAAGTCAAACCCCGCGAAGATAATGTCCTCAGCAACAATCTCAATACCGTCGTAGTTAATAATGACGAAATCGGCATCGCTATTGATAACTGCCTTGCGTTTATAGCGGTCCCCGTATGCTAATCCAACCTTGCGGTGCACTGCAAACTTAAACAAGTCTGCTTGCCATGCCGACTGCATGATAGATAGTGGGCAGATAATTAACACGCGTTTTATCTTACCTTGCTTCATTAGGTAATCAGCCGCCCATATTGATGATGCGGTCTTACCTGTACCCTGCTCGTTAAAGCAGAAGCTACGTTTGTTGAGCGTTAAGAATGAAGCCGTATCCTTTTGGTGCGCCATCGGAGGGAACACACCAGGCCAGTCATAGTCACGCATGATTGGGGATGGCACCTTCTTGACCTTAAGTTTAGCCAAGGCTTGAGCTTCGTCCAAACCCCAGTGAACGGCGACCTTATGTAAGTCGCCATTGGATTCGATAATCTTGCTTTTAGTGATGCACTCGGTTACTAATTGAGGGCGTCTCGTCGTTATTACTAGTGCTTTGTTATCGACTATTTCCATTTTTTGGTTTGTTCTTCTTCACACTACTGTCCGAGTTACGGCTAAACGAACGGTTGGCGCTAGCTGATTTAACAGATAGATTGCTCATCGTTGTCTTGCCACCTTTGGATAGAGGTGTCTTATGGTCTACGTCTTTGCCATCGCCTTTGTGCACTTTGCCAGCAGCTTCCATCATGCGACGGGCTTTGTTGCGCTGGGCACGTTTCTTTTTAACAGCTTCTGTGCCGTCATAAGTCTCGTATTCGTGCTTGTATGGTCTTGGTTTATTAACGTATGGCATAAGCCCTCCTATAGGCGAAAAGCCTATATTATCCTTATTTCTTCCTCTGCGCTAGGTTGTTTTGCCCAATCTGCGTAATCTCATATCCTAGGCTTTCCAAGTGAGCAAAGACCGCCTGACGCTTTTCAGGGAACTTCCAAGTCCAAGCTTCAAAGATAATCGGCGGATAGTTGTTTTCACGCAACGTATGTTCTGCGCCCTGAAGCACCTGTAGCTCATGCCCCTCTACGTCAATCTTGATTAGGCGAACCTTCTCATACTGCATAGAGTCAAGCGGAATGATTATCATGCGCTCGGTAACACCTTCAGACGTAACTTCGTAGTCTTTGAGGCGAGTGTCAAAGTCAATACTGAATGCGCCGATATTGGTTTCTTCAGCATAGTTTGGCAATACGTAGCTAGTGATGCGCTGTTCGTTACTCACGCCAACATTGTGTGTATATACATTACTTAGTCGGTTTAAGAAAGTGTTAGCGCATAGCTGATAGTAGACTATACGTTGTGGCTCAAAGCATTCAAACTGTAAATGAGAATTTCTCTTGGCGAGCGGTACAACATAGCTTCCCAAATTAGCACCGACATCCAAAACAATGCCATCAGTATACCCAGCCAATAGCTCATTGGAGATAGTCTGTAACTCTGTCTCGTAACCACCAGCTCGTACATGATTGCTAACAACATCAGAGTGCTTAAAAAGAGCATAGTTCAGGTCTCCGTCTGTGGCTAGGTGAATTTCAGGTAGGCTCATTTAAGGTTACCGCCCGCTTTAATAATGTCGCCACCATATACGTATGTGCCAACGTGGTCTAACTTAATGAATGGGTTAGCGTGAATCTTACCGCCGTTCTTACGGTGCAACTCACAGAAGTGATAGTCTTCAGATAGCAAGCAACCACCTTCGTCAATGCTAGTAGCAAAGAACTCTTTGGTCTCAGGTTTGAGATAGTTACCGTTAGCATCTTTAACTGTACTTGGTCTGTAAGTAGGAACCTTGTCGGCTAACTTATGGAACACATCTTTTTTAATTAGCATGAAGCCTGTACCGCCATGACGTACTTCAATACAACCTGATTCATCCGTATGTAGCTCTTGACCTAGCTCATGTGCAAAGTTCAGTACAAAAGCTCCTGAGTAATCCTTTAACCCAGTAGTCTTACCCTGAGCAACCGCCTTCTCAACTGCAACCCAATCAACTTCTTTCTTAGGGTAGATGCCACAAGCAATGTCTTTATCGGCAGCCATCAACTGAGCAACTGCGTTACCATCAAAACCGATGTCGGCGTCAATGAACATTAGGTAGTCAAAGTCTTTCTCCAAAAAGATGCGTGTCAGTTCATTACGTGCACGAGTAATCAACGATTCGTTACCCATCTGTACAAAATAACACTGCACACCAATAGACTGCATCTTGTTAATAGTCTGTAGTACACCAACCATGAAGTTACCTGTACACATACCACCGTACATGGGTGTAGCAATCATTAATGATGGGCGCTTCTTGTCGATGTTTACTGTTTCAATGCTCATTTGTAGTCCCTTTCTAAGTATCTATGCACCAAACGTGCGAATGTTTCAAATCTTGCTATTTCATTACGTGCGTAGTTCGTGGGGAACCCAGCCTCGTATGCCCATAAAACAATCTGCTCTCGGCTAATCGTTTCGTTCTCTGTCTTTTCGTTCTCGTTGTTCACGTTCTTCTTTCTGTTGTTCTTGCGGGGTCATAATAAATCTGTAATGTGTTTCAATCGTTTTGCTAGTGCACGTTTAAACTTCTTGTAGGCACGTCTCTCAATGTTCTGCACTGCTGTTCGGCTAATACCTAAAGCATCTGCAACTTCTTGTTGATTCATGCCGTCATAATCAATTCCCTGGACTTGGTTTGGTTTCTTGCTCTTTAGGTTTGTCATCCTGTTTCTTCTTAAATATGTTGTCGTAGTTG